GCTGCTAAACCAACTCGTTTTAATGCAACTGCCACGTCATCCGCAGCCAGTCTTACGTTAGCAGCTAATGAATTGGTAACGATATCAGTAGGTCCTCGTAACAATGGGCTCAATAAACCTTTCTTTACACCTGGTAAGTCTAGTGCTTTCCACGACCACGTAAAGAAGGGCGAACCAGCACCAATTACCGGTGCACGTCTAATTGCTTTCAGGAAATTAGGAATGCGGTCGTAATCGAAGTAGTAATTATCAGATTGATTCTTACCATAACGTGCAAATACATCGTTAATTTGTGTTTCTGAAGCATTACGAATTCTTTTTGCAGTTTTCTGTGGTTTTTTGAAAGGGTTCTTTGTTTTGGCTAAATATAGAATATCAACATTACCATCAGGTTTCTTTACTAACCTAACAATTACATTGGGCGACACTGGTATTTCCATAAATTCTGATGGGTCTAATGCGTTGAGTGTAAACTTTGCTTTCTCCCATTCACGGTATGCCATCGGAACACGATAAATTTCATCTCCCTTTGACATTGCCCAACCGCCCGGCTTACCTATTTTTTCTGCAAGTTTGCTAACACTACCAGGAGATACCAACTTCTGATTTTGAATATCAGCACGAATTACATTTGCATCAAAGATACCAGTGCGACGAGCTGCATCTAAGAATTGACTTTCCGCAGGAGATAAATTCTGAGCACCGGGTTTTACTTTACTAACTAGCCCTTTAATCAGGTTCTGACCAGGGATGCGGCCATATAGCAGTGAAGTGAGTACTTCGTTACCTACGATATTATTGATAATTGCTCGTGGGTTACCAGGTAATGCAACTGTTTTAGGTAACTGCGATAATGCTGAGTGTATAACACCACCAATTGCTTTTGATTTTTCATGTGTTAGAAAACCTGCAATGGCTGGGTCAACTAAACCCACCACACCGGTGGCACCATAATCAGCAACTTCTTCCAAGCCATCAATATGACGTTGTACTTTGATAAGTGCAGCTAATCGCTTATCATTATCTTTTACTGCAAGGTCTATGATTTCCTTTTGTGAGATATTCGGATTATCTCTCTGAATTTTTCTTGCTTTAGCTCTAATTCTATCAGTTAATTGTGCTGTTCTACGTTCTATTTCATCTAAAATAGTCTGCTTTGAAAAACGCTGTAATGATGGAATACGAATATAATTAGGTAATGGTTTATCAGTACGCGCCGCTACTAACATTGTGCTAATGGCTTCTTCAGGAGAAATACCATTAGTGGAAATACCCATCTCAATTTGTTCTGGATTTTTATTATGAACACGTGAGAAAACTCGAGTGTGTTCTTGCTCTAAAGTTCTACCAATATTAGCAGCTTTTAGATTATCTCTAATTTGTGTAATCGTTTCTATTGCCACTTGTTGTGGTTGTTTTATTGTACCTCTGCGATTAAAAAAGTCTGGCATATCAATATCAGTTGCACGTGCATCGATAATATTTTTTGCCACCGTATTCTTGACTAACTCCATCATTTGCTCATTAGTCAATTGTTCCATGCCTGAGCCACGTAGTTTACCACTATCACGCAAAGCTTTGAATTCAGAGAGAGCAACTTTACCAATTTCATCTAATAATTCTGTAGTATTTCTACCTTTAATTGTTTCTGGTAATTCTGCTAATGCGCTGGCAGCTGCATCGGCATCAATTAATGGTGCCACGCTAGGTTCAGCTTTGCCAGTTGCAGGTGCACGTTTACCTAATCTACTAGTTGCAGCCATTGGCACCGGTGGCATATCAGGGTCAATCAACTGGAGTGCCGCCGGCATTTTGCTAGGCGGACCAAAGCCTTGCATACCAGGTGCAACTTGTTTCTCAGCCGTAGGTTCAATAATTTCTTTCGCTGCATAACCAAAATTACTATCAAGTTCTTTGGTTTTTTGTACTAATTCATCTAATAATACCGTCGCCTGAGGAGAATCACCTTGCATTGCATCAATGGCATCGCGATATAGTTTTCCTACCGCTTCGCCATCTTCAATTTCATCTAATCTACTAATTATCTGTTGCACCGCTTTTGACTGTTGCGCTTGGTCTAATATTTTTTCAGCTGCCGCAGTTGCTTTTGTACCGCGTGCTAATTTAGCTGCTGCCATTGCTAATGGCACCACCGTCAATGCAGTGGTAAACGGACTGGTGCGTGCCGTTTCCAATGGGTTAGTAACTGTTTCCACCACCACGCCGGCCATTGCTGGTACGGTAGCTTGACCCATTTTTTCTCCTAATGCAACGGCATCGATATCAGCTTCACCTTCTTTTTCAACCACCGTACCAATAGCTGCAGTGCCAACCATATTAGCTAAACCGCCTACAGTGGTGAGCACATCTTCACCTAAACCACTCAAGAAACCTTGTTCTTTACGACGCTCACGTGTTTTACGTGCTTCTGCACCTGCAGCACTCATAATTTTGAGTTGTTCCTCAGGTGGTTCTTCTCCTAAACGAGATAACGCTTCTCCAGTTTGTGTTGCCACACCTTTGCCCACACCATATAAGAATTCTGCAGATGCAATTGGGTCCATGAACAGTCCACCTACTCGTTCATATCTTTTTAAATCCGCTGCAGATGGCTCCTCTAACTGTGTGGGCATTGCTGCACCAGGCAACCCCACTGGCTCTAAACCAGCTGTGTCCATCTCTGGTGTTTGTTCCTCTGGCAAAGGTGTTTCCTTAGGTGCTACCGTTGCCGGGCCAGAGACAGGTTCTGTGGAAACCTGAGCACCAGGTGGCAATGGACCGGTAAACATACGTGCAGCTCCACGTTGTTTCGCAACTTCGTAATCTAAATCGACATCTGCTTTACGCAAACCTAGGTCACGCATGCGACGACGAATATCAGCAGCTGGTACACCAGCTGCACGAGCAGCATTAATTTTTTCTCTAACAGTAGCCATTAGTCTAAGAAATCCTCTGCTGTTACATCTTTCTTGGGTCTATTATTAGGTTTGCTGGAAGTTGTAGTAGTACTCTTTCTTTTACTCGTACCTTTTCTTAATGATTTCTTTACCGCTTGTAGTCCCTCTCTTGCATCTTCTAGAATACGTTCGTCATTGACAAATGTTTCTTGCACCACCGCATCCAAATCTTCTTTTTCTGCGGGAATCTTTTTGAGGCGTTCCTGTGCAGCTTCATAAGCACGCATATCTTTTTTGTAACGGTCTAAACTTTTTAGATAACGTCGACCTGCTGCTGTATTAGCTAATGCTGCATCGGTATAACCCTCTGGTCGTTCAGGTCGAACACCAGGCGGCTTGACTCTTGCCATTTGTCGCTCTTCTGATTCCAATTCTTTCTTTCTGGATTCAGCATTAGAACGCAACATTTTATTAGCTGCCTTTGCATCTTTGGCGGCTTTCTTGAGAGAGTTAGTTGCTCTACCACGACCGGTTTTACGAGCTTTGAGCATCGCTGCTTTTGCACGTTCTAATGCAGCTAATGCACTAGCGCGGTTCTTGAAGCCCTTACTCAACTCTGTTTCTGTTTTAGCGCCTCGTTGTATTCTTTCAGTTTCTGCTTTTTCACTCACTAATTTTGCTTTCTCTCTTGTTTCTAGTGCACGTGCTTCATATAATCGAGCGCGAGCAATATCTTTATCAGACTGACGTTCCATCTGAGGGAACAATGCTGTGACCGTACGCAACTGTGTCTGAGTGGGTTGTGTGGGTCCACCAAAACCGAGTGCATCGTAAATAGTTTGTGGTCGTTTCCGCTCTGGACGTAATACTTTGGCCGCGGCTTCTAGCACCACTGCTTGTTTCATACGAGAATCAGCAGTACGAGCCGCAGCATAAATACCTTCAGGTGTGCTCAAATCAAATACTGAGATTTCCGCAAGGTCTTCCACTACATCAGGTGTAGCACGAGTTGCAGCACCGGTGCGAGTATCAACCACTGTTTCATCAATGTCAACTGCAGCCTGTGTGGGTCCAACACGTTGTGCTTTCAATAAACCTAACTCATAATTCTCATATGCGCTGCGGCGAGGCATTGCTTCTAATGTAGCAATTCTTGCCTCCACCATCTCTCGTGGTCCTTCTGTTACAGCTGGTGCAGGCGCAGTTGCCACAGGAGCAGTAACACTTGGCTCAATCACGGACGGTTCTGTCTGTGGGGTAGTTGCTGGTACAGAGGTAGGAACACCTGGTATCTCTGCTCTGGCACCAGACAGAGCACGCTGTCCAATACGAGTTAATTCATCAACTGAGAGACCAGCATCTTGCCGCGGACTGAGTCCGGCGCTGTCGCCTGGTGTTAATGCTGCACCAAAGCCCATAGGCTGTTCTACCGGTGCACGGCCCACCACATCAGTCTCCACAGCGCGGGGTGCCGTGTCTTGAGCTCGAATCACATCTTCTGTTAATACCTCTGCAGCTCGAACATCGCGCTTTCCTTGTTGTGACGAACGAGGTAAGTCCATAATTGATTCATAGCGGTCAATAAAGTCTAATAGTTGTTGTGCACGCGCTGCTTTCTGTGCAGGAGTTGCAGCAGCAGCAAACATTCGATTTGCACCGGCAGCTTGTTGCACCACATCTTTACCTGAAATCAATTCTTCTAATACTGCCACATTAGCACTACGCACCGCTGGGTCTGCATCAAAATAACCACTGAATTGTTGTGCTAAGCCTGCATCCTGAATTTCTTTTTTGAGTGTTTGCAGATTACGAACTTGTTGTTGTTTACGAGCTTTTTCTGCTGCAATATCAGCACGCGTCGCCATTTCTTTGCCAGCTACAAATCTTTGAATATCCATAGGCGGTTGCGCAGGTGCAATTGCTTCTTTACGACGCGCGGCTTCCATTGCTGCAGCTTGACGTGGTGCAGTAACTGGGTCTAATAATGGACTAGGACCAGGAGATAATGTCTCAGGCGGACCAGCAGTTTGTGCATAGAGTTCCACCAATGCGTCTTGTGTTTCCTGAGGTAGGTTTGCAATTATTTCAGTAGGTACCTGAGATGCATCACCATAAGTAGCTGCCAAAGTTTTAGCAACACGTTGTGGGTCTTGTAGTTGTTTTGCAGCACGTGCTCGTGGGTCTTCTGCTGCGCCAGCAAATGATTCACGCAATGCTGCCACACCACCTACAATTGCAGGGGAAGTTGCAATTTTATCAGCCGCATTGATGACTACGCCCAACTGTTCCATGGTGCGGTTGCGCACTGGTTGTTTCGATAATTCGTCTAATTTTGGACCTTTGCGAGCACGTAAATAACCACCCACATCTGCAATAATTCTAGCCATTATATCTCCTTATAAGCGAGGGTCGTTACCAGCTCGAGCTTTTCTTGCAGCTGCTGCATACATTTGTGCAGCTTGTGGGTTAGTTTCTGATGCAGCCATTGCTTCCAAATCTTTTGCCATTTTAGCAAAGTCTTTCGAAGAAGTATAGACAAAGCCTTCGTATTTGGAGTAGATATCTGAAATACGAGAACGTGCTTCTTGTGATTTGCCAGCTCTTGCTTTTTCTGCTTCCACCAATTTACCTTCTTCCACTGCAGCTTCCGTACGAGCAAGCGCGGCTTTTTGTCTTGCATCTGCCAATTGTGAAGCAAATTGACTTCTAAACAATTTTTCTTTGGTAGCTGCTTGTTCTGCAGTACCACGAGCAAGTGATAAACCGCGGCCGCCTTCTACTAAACCACGTTGCGTAGCTAATGCTTGTGCCGCGCCACGACGTAATGCTTCCACCGAAGCTTCTTCTTGACGTTGCACATCAGTAACTGCTTCTCCAGCAGCGGCAACTTGACCTTCGAGCCCACTGCGAATCGCTTCTTCTGCTGCAAGTTCTCGTTCTAAAATACTGGTATCAAAACCAGCAGGGACTGCATAGTCCACACCTTCAATCGTGACAACTTCACGGTCTTGTCCACCACCAGAAAATTTTCTTGCTCTTCGTTTTTTGCCACCGAATAAATCTCCAACAGCAGTTCCAATATCTTGAAATACAGGCATATTTGTCCTCTACGTTCTTACTTAGAAGCTGGTTTCTGCAGCTTCCATTTTTCCAATTAGATAAATCCAATGTCCACCCATTCCTACATAAACTGAATTAGTAGGGTTGACTCCAGCACCATTATTCAAACCATTAGGGTCATTGATAACCCAACGAACTTCGATGAATTGTTCACCACCATCGGTATTTGGAGTTTTAGGAGTGCCAGGATTATTAACATCTCCCACATTTCTACGGCTTCTTGAACCTAATCCGGATTTACCTATAAAATATGGATACCCCTGGTCAACATAACCGCGCGTATTACGTCCACCTGAATTATTCTGTACTAAAGGTATCTGAAAGATTTCAAAGTCATAATTTTCAGATGATGCAGTACCAGCTCCCCACAATGGAGCAAACTTTCCGCTTTTAATACGGTCAACTAAATATAAACTTTTACTGCCACTCACAATCTGTGCATAAGCAACTTGTTCATATTGTTTATCATCAGCTCGTAAGCCCGTGCTAATACCCACACCAATTGAAGATGATAAAGATGTTGATGGGGGCACCAAACCAGAGCCCCATGTACCACCGTTTCTACCAGACCCACTCAGAAATGGGTAATTAGAAGAATTAGGTGAGCTAACAAAATGAGAATAATAATTGTTAACAGCAAACACGTGGTGAATTGTGAAAGGCTGAGAGATTGGAATAATTCTACGGTCTTGAATGTAACCGTTCCAAGGTGTTCCCGAACCACTGTTATAAGTTTCTCCATAAGGTAATCCAATATTATTAATGTCTTCTGCACGAATATCATTCCAACCACCGAACATTGGTACTGCCATGACAGTATAACCTGCTTGCTCAGCAATTGAAGAAGACACCGGCTGTTGAGAATGAATATCACGACCTGCCGCGAGTCCATCTAATAGTATTGTATCTAACGCCTCCGAATTTTTCTGGATTCTACCATTTCTAGGTAAACCTGAACGTGCGGTAATTTTTTGGTCTGCTTCCGCCTCATCAGGAGTAAATGCAACTGCACTATACTGAGAGGAAGTAGCGAAACTTGAAGGAATGTTTTGCACTGGATAGGTAGTGCCATCATATAAATCAGAGACTACCGAAGGCCCTTCAAAATTTAGTTTAATAGTAAGTGAAGACACACAAAACTGTAGCTGTGTTGGGTCAGATTTACCTGTCCACACATTAGGAAAATTTGCAGTCAATAAATAAGTACGACGTGGGTCAATTGTTTCATCAATTCCATTGATAAAGATAGGATTAAATTGTTGTGCTTCTCCATCAAAAAGTAGACCAGAAATTTCTTGCTTAAAGATAGTTTCTTTTGCAACGTTATAGATAACATCTTCATTGAAACCGTAATCATATGCTTGTGGTTTACTACGAATTTCTAATTCAATGTCATAAATATCAGCATCACCAGCTGCTAATTCAGCATCAATTGCTGCAGGGTCCCATGTATCTTTGACAGCGTTTGGTCCCATGCCTAAGTCTACTGACACTGACATTGATTTTAATACAGGAAGTGGCGTTTCATCACCTACGATATTATCAGTCCACTGGTCTTGTAATGGTGGTAACACAATAGGAAATACTATTTTAGAAGGTTCATCATCTTGATAAGAAAACGCATATGCTGGTAGCCGTGGACAATTAAGAGTAATACTAAATGCTGGTTTATTAAGCTTTAAATTTTCTGGTGCAATTGTTTTCTGTGCCAGAGATGAAGAAATTGCAGTTAGAGGTGCATTAACATGCTCAACTGCAAGTTTAGTACCACGACTGAGTTCTTTACGAGTAATCTTTGCCATCTTATTTTTTTCGCTCCAAAAATGTTAGAGTGCCATTATATTGTTGTAGTCTCCAAGGTGTACTAGTTGCATTTTTCCACCGTACGTCTCCTGTGGAAACTGTAGAGGATGTATCCCAGTTAGGAATAAATATATTAAGACGTACTCTACTTTTAGCCGCAACTGGTACATTGACATTTCTACAAGATACTGCAACTCCCCATGCTTTTTGTCCACTACCAGCACCTGGTACTAACATGTTAGGCAACATATCTGAATCCCAATCTGTAGTGGCTGCAGCAAACTGTGCATCAGCATAGATTTGACTTTTTTGTAATTCTACTGCAGTAGTTTGTGGCTGAGATGCATTGAGTGGATGGTCAATTTCCATTTGTACTACGAAATCTTGCACATAAGAACCACTTTGAATCGTATCTACTGGGCCAACTGCTGCCCAACGCCAATCATCTGAAAAGGGAGCTTGTGGATTACCAGATAATTCATCACACTGAAACCACATATCATAATCAGTTACTACGATAGGCTCATCAGTCCAAAAACTAACTTGCCATTGATAACCATTGCTGCAATACTTGCCACCAGCTGCTACCTGTAAGTTTACACCTGTAGCTTTCGAGTTAATTCCTTTCATTCGTAAAGAACCACTGGGAAATTCTACATTAGCATCACGTGCTGGTAACCAAGGAGCTTCTAATAATCCAGTTGATGTACCACTGGGAACAAAATTGGTATCTCTTTCAGTATAGCCAAAAACTAATTGTTGCTGAAACCATGATGATTTATCATCAGTTGCTGGTAGGAAATTAAAACGATTAGTAGCATCTTCAAGATAATTGTCAATTGCATTGGAATCAATAACCACACCTTCTTCAAATTGTTCTTTAGTGATTTTTCTATTCGACATATTATTTCCTAAATCTCAAAGATAGTCGTGACATTGACATGTGCAGTTGATGAAGTTTTTAAACAACCAACGATACCTGCACTAGCAGCTGCACCGGCATTATTTATATATGCAGTTCCATCAAAAACACAGCCAACAAATGCAGCTTTTGCACCACTCGCCATAGTTATTTCTTTACTGAAACGACAACCATTGAATATTGCAGTTGCAGCTGCAGTCATCGTAATACCTTCAGAAAAATCCATGTCACTAATAATTGTTGCAGTTGCACTTACTGCCGTTGCTTTAGTTATTTTAGTACCACCAGCAGATGATAATCTAGATGTTGCAGCTGAAAATGCTCCCATGGGAAACTTACCATTAGCTACAAATTGTCTAGTTGCAGTAGCTCGTAATGCTTCTTTATCAGTAACTAAACCAAATGCATCAACAATATTAGCAATCTCTTCTCGAGTTTCTTGCTGATACTGTTCTTTTGGATTATCTGCAGCATCCGCCTTAGTAATTGGTAATTCTCTAACGATACTAGGCATAATTATCTACCTTTCCTTCTGAAGCCTTTCATAATGCGAGCATATACTCTTGCTGCAGCAATTCTAAATTTTTCAGCAGGTGATAGCATATGTCCGAACATTTGTGCAACCACTTTGTCACCTTTGACGCCGACCGATGTTTTAATATTATCGACTTCAGCATCACCAATTAAGAAGTTACCGGTAGCACTATCACTATGGCTACCCCATTCAGCTAATTCATTAAATGTTGCAGTATTAGTTGCGTTAGCATTATCACCCATTCTTTTTCTAATCGCGTTCTTGGTAACTTTAATCAGTGCGTTTGGACTAGTTGCAAAATCTAATAATTGTGCAGCATACTGCTTATAGTTAGTAGAAATTACTGAATTGAAGATTCTCAATGGCCAACCTGCTTGTCCTGGGTCACCTGACTGTAGTCCAGCATTACCTGAAGATTCTACGTCCATAGAAACACCGCGAGCTTTCATCATAAAGCCAGATTCTCCACTGTTGATTTCTTCTCCAGTATATACCCAATCAACTGCCTGCACTGAATCTATCGGTTGTGAAGTTAACATAGCACGAGTCTGGTCTTCCCACACTCTAACTGCTAACGAACTTTGGATTGCTCTACTATCTAATGTATTAGCAGTAATTGTTTCTATTCCCAACGCAAAAGTATCATCGTTACTACCCGTTACTCGACGAAATGCTAATCGACAAATTGGATTTCGATAGCGAGAGATAAAACCAAAGTTTGGTGAAGTTGTATGAGAACCACTTGCACCCACTAGTTCAATTCGAATTGTATCTCCATCGGGGTCACCATTACCTGACGAGGAATCTTCAACCCAAATACCTTGCTCTAAAGTGTCGTCAGCTGAACCGATGAAATATGCACCACGTGCTCCTAGTCTTTCAGGTGGTAAATCAAATACTACTTCATAATTGTTGGTAGCACTTTCGTTAAGATATGGTTTCCAATGAGTATTATCAAACTTAAATTCCATGCTAATGTTATTGATATTATCAGTGCCATGTGGTTCAATATCAACATCAGATTTAGAAGGTACTAATTCAATGGGAATATACATGGGACTTGCATCTGATGCAGAAACGAAAGTATTTGCCCAATTGAATTCATAATTTTTTGATATCTTAATTGGTTTATTTATGAAGAAGAAACCTCGGTCTCTGACTGCACTAGTAACTGCTTCATTTTGTCCATTATCAAACCATTCACCGGTGAAAATTCTACGGTCTTCTTGGTCTACAATCGATGCATCTAATGCACCACCACGGCCTAATTCACAAATAGCAAAAGAACGATTTTTGACATCAAATCCTGTAGCACTTTCATCATAATTAGTTGTATCTGTTTGTGATTGTTCACGCACATCGGTTACGGCAAATACACTATTACCATGCGCAAGTATCCATGGACGAGGTAGATTTCTCTGTGCTTGTACAATAGGACTTGAGCCAGACATAGAAACTACTGATTCGTAATTCCAAAAATGATAACCACCATCTTCTAAAATAAAACTCAATCTAAGTTCTGGTAAATTAATGAATACCTGACCTGCACTAGGCTCATAACTGAGATTTACGCCTGTTTGAGAAATAGCATTCCATTGATAAAATGATGTAGGCTGTGGCTCATCACCTGCAGAAGCTCCATTAGCTGTGTAATAATTTAATAATGGATTAGAGATACCATCTTCAAAGAAATCTTGAATTGGTTTTGAAATTCTATTGACTGAAGTATTACCATAGTTACGATAGATACCATTCTTTGCAACCCAAATAATAGCGCCTTCTACATTGACCCATGCATTCGGCCCTAAAATTCCTACCGAATCAGATATTTCAGTAGTTCGGCCACCAGAGATTAAATCTCCTTTTGCAGGGTTATAGTAGAAAGTTCTATCGTCTTCTGTCCATACAATTAAGTTACCTAGAGTAGGAGCTACTGCAACAATTTTCGCCTGAAATGGCTGTACGTTACCATCTAAAATAGCATTAGCATCCTCAGGGTCTGAGAAGTAAAGTACATTATCAACTGCATAAACTAAACGATTATCTAATACACATACAGCTTGTGGCTTACTAAACTCATCCTGCGTTAAATATGTTAAACCATCAACTGCAAAGATACCATCACGCACCGGTAATGGACGAACACATGAACTTTCTGCATACGGGTCTCGATAATCAGATGTGTAGACGCCTTGTACCGACATACGTCGCTGCCGCCAAGTTTTTTCTGCATAACGTGGGTCAATAGGTGTATAAATCCATGCGCCAGCTCTTTTAGAACCAAAGTGGAGAATAGTTCTACCAGCTGAATCTTTTTGTTCTGCAAACCAGAAAAACTCTTCGTCATCAGCATTAAATTCTCTATTGGGTCCTAACTCATTTTGGCCGGCATCAATCCACACCTGATAATCAGATTCAAAATTATCGCTTCTTACTGATTCATATACACCGTGTCTATCCGGAATTTCTGCACCCATCTCAGAAGTATGTAAATGTAAAGGTACTTCCCACCGGTCATCAGTTTCAAGGTCATAAATAAATACCGTATAGAGTGAACGATATTGTGCTAATATTTTCCAGTTATCAAATGATTCTTCTGACCTGCGAAAATCAGAAGTATACGCATTCATTCTAAAAACAGAAATAATCTGTGCATGTCCAAATGAAGTATCACGAATTAAAAATGAACCTAAATGTCTATCAATACCAACTGGATAATTACCAAAAGCTTCTTTACCTGTAGTTAAGCAAGAATCTAATACTGCACGAGTACCAAATCCTGGTCTAACTTTCCAAGAACTTTCAAATTTTTCTAAATTTTGAATCCAACTAACCCCTCTGTCCTCGCTATTAGGAGTAACACCAGGTTTAATGAGGTCAATTAATTTAGTGCTTCTATCAAAAACTGCCATGCATTATTCCTTATGGGTTGATATAATAAACGTCTTCACTAAGCACATATCGATTTGCATTGCGCAATCTGCCTCGTTCAACGAAATCATTTAAGTGCTGGAGTCGGGTCTTAATCTGCCTCAACGTTGCATCATTTTCTGCTGCATCAACCATGAAATATGATTTAGCTGCAAACAGTGCAATCAAATCATGAAATTGAAGTAACTCATCGATATATTCATTGTCGCCTGTACTGATTTGAGACCAATCAATATTTTGAATTGGAATATATTCGATTCGAATAGTTGCATTGATGGTTCCGCTAAATTTAAGCAAAGTGTTCTGAAGCATAAATCTTGCTGGATAAAGAACTCCTGGAGTGATGAGTTGTTCATAAGAATAGACTGGTGTATATACGTTTTTAACATTGCTGCTGCCATCCAACTGTACAATTCGAATAATTTGCGCTAACTGTCTTTGTGGAGAAGCAACTGAAGCGCCCATAATAGGTGATGCAACTGCAGCTAAATCTAATTCATCAACGTTAGATAATGTGTATTCTTGTGTAACTAAAAAGAAATTAGGGTCAATATCTGAAACTGCTTGCACAAACTCTTCGTAGCCAATTTCAAGCCATTGTGCAACGTCAGTATTCGATACAAAGGTAGTATCAGAATCATCAATGATTTTTCTGAAATAATCTGCTACATTTTCTGCATATTTGAGTGCCATTATCTTATACTCCCGCCATTAAAACTAAGTGCTTCTGCAGGCGCAGCATCAACCTGTCTTGATTCACTAAATGACTGTGCAGCTCCTTGCTCCATTGCTTGGTCAACCGCGGCACCTGTTTGTTGTGCTGCCGCTAAAGGTGAATTCTGCAAGAGTACTAATTTCTTAGCTTCTGCTGCATTAGCAATATCAGACCTAGGGAAGACTTTCATACGGTCTTTCAAATTCTTTGCAACTTCATCACCACTCTCATCATTAGGAGCAGATACAGAAATTAGAATATCTCTAATATAATCCTGTCTTTCAGTTGGCAACTCATAGAATTCACGTGATTTCGTAAACTCTCCAAATACTTCACTAAACGCTTCCGTATCATCAGTTGCAAAGATTTCAATAAGCGCTCCACGCCGAACTGCATCCAGCATTTGACGAGCATGAGAAACACCTTCCATCTTCTTGGCAATGAATGCATTACCAGTTCTAGAAGCAATTTCTTCCAATGCAGTTTCTTTATCAATAAGTCCAGCCTGAAAGAGTGCAATGGCTCGAGCTTCTCTATCCTCAGCCATATCATGGAATAGTGAACCAGCTTCAATATGAATTTCAGGGTCTTCGACAATATTGGTAGAATTGACTTCATAGAAAATAACTTTGCCTTTATTATCTAACATACGGTATAGTTTTGATTCTGTGTAATATTCTTTCATCAACACCAATACAGTCACTGCTAAATCTTGGCATGCTCTTTCTAGTGAGTCTTGTGTAATTTGTAACGCTGAAGTATCCTGTTGCGATAGCTCTTGAATTGCTTTACCTGAAACGATACCAACTGCACGTTTACCTAAAGTAGTAGAGTGAATACCAGCAACATCCATAATTTCAGCTTGTAGTTGACGAATATTGTCAATGACATAACCAGGGATTGAAGCTGCTGGAATTTGTTGAGGAGTGCCGCCTGAAGGACTATAGAAAATCTTTTCACCCGCTCTTTTAGTAATTGCATTAGGTGCAACGCCGGCGCTTTTAGGAATCAACCATTTCGGATTAGCCATTAGTTCAACATTCTGCATAATCTGACCACGAGCACGGTTGTAATAACTTTGTAGCTCAATAAGTGGAGTCATCATCGATAATCCCCACAGTCGATTAGGAATATCAGTATATTTCATATGCTGAAATGGTAGAATTTTACTAGGCATTTCACCTTCAAAAATGTATTTATCCCCTAATAAGAAACCATATTTGCCATTATTAAGATATACTTCATACACGTCAACTTTACCAGGCGGCACATAATTCATTGAGTATTGACGGTTGCCTTGCTGCGTATATGCACTATCACCATCAGATGTATATTTTTCTATCTCTTCTTCATGTTCAGGATAAGCTTCAATCAAATCATATTTATCATAGAATTTTCTGATTGCAACCCAACGAGCATCTTTTAGATTTGCTAAACCTGCTTCATAGAAAATATCAAACGGAGAAATTGCTTCTGTACAAATCTTATCTTTATCTGGGTCGTAGTATGATAACATACCAGCATTACCAAATAATAAGATATATTCAATGCATTTAGAAATTACATCTTTTATTTTTTCAGTTTTCCAATAGTAGCGTAATGCAGCTTCTGAAGCTTGTGCTTTGGTAATATCTTCTTTCGAAGGTGATGCCGGCATAACTGTGATACCGGGATATTGCGCGGACATTTTGCTAACAACCGTTCGATAAATAGGTAACAATTGGTTAATAGTAGGGATATTAGTAGTTTCTCTAGAATTAACATAAGTCTGTAGATTGCGGTCATATGTGATTTGCTGTTGACCCTGAATAAAGCGTTGATTTAAATCCCATGCTTTTTCTTCTACAGATTTAGCAGTACGTGCATCAGCAATTTTTGCTTTGACATCTTTTAGTTCTAACGGCATATTTTAACCTAAATTTTTCTTATTTTTTTGTGCATTACTCAAATTTTTCTGGTCATAAGAAGGCATGTTACCAATCATGTCTGATAGATTCATACCACCACCAAATAAACTTTTCATACGTTCTTCGCCACTTTCTGCTGTTAGTACTCCACCAGCACTTTCACCAGCTTTAGCTCCAATTTGAGCACCAGTAGCAACATCACCACCAGCATAAGCACCTACAATTGCTCCAATAATTGCGCCTAATCCTTTAGTAACACCTTCAACTTGACTGCCTTTCTTTTTTTTGTCTTGTGCAATTTTATCAGGATTTGATAAGTCGAATTCATCCGGATTACTATCCATACTTTTTTGGTTTTTTGATAATTTTGAAGCTGCAGCTTGTTGGCGCGCGGCTAATAATTTATCTACGTTTGACATGAGTACCTCATAAATATACTTGGAACTTGCATAAAAAAGAAGTGGGGGCTGACAAAAGCCAGCCCCCACCCTATTGAAAAGCCTAACAGCTTATCTTAGAACTGAATACCAGTCAACACGGCATTTGCATTCGGGCGAGTGCAAACTGTGTTGTAGTACAAGCGGTAGTAACCTTCGAACTTGTCTTGGTTAGCTACACGACTCATAATGGCACCGTCTAAGTCAGCAAAACCAGGAGCTTCTAGTTCACATAGTTTCCATTCTGACGGGCAGAGGAAGAAGAATGAACCTTTGAAGCAATCCTTGGACGTACGCATCGGTACACCACCATACGCTAGACCGGTGAAACCACCATCGCCACCAGAAGCCTTTTCTGTCTGCGTGTAAAGATTACCAGCAGAAGTACCGACTAATAGTGATGTGTACTCTTGTCTCATCAGCGGGCTCATGAGAATGAGTTCAGGTGCTTTATCCGAATCTTCTAGGATACGGTCCATTGCAGCCTGGATACGGTCGAGCGAGAGCGCGGCGTAGCCAGTTGCAGCTGTTTCCGAAACCTTGAGGTGATTGGACTGCAATGCAGATGCACCAGTTGCTGTGGTACGGTCAACACCGAAGTGCGAAGGAGCAGCCAAGTTTGTGGTAATACCAGCAGGCTCTTGGTCCCATGCACCAGCAACACCAGCAACGATAGTCGAGTTCGAAGTTGCAACTACAGCAAATGCAACATCACCATCAATCGAAGCTAAACCGGTTAGGTTAATTGCAGCGTTGAAAGTAATTGTATCTTCTGTAACACCATTGACTTGCTGGTTGGTTGCAACCGAAGCATAAGTGTCTAGACGAACGATATCAACTAAGTCAGTAGCGTTACCAACCTGTAGACCTGAAGAGCGACCACTATAATCGAATGCAGCCTGGTTAGCCTGCTCAAAGATGTAGCCTAGCACTCTACCACCGAAGATTGCTCTCTGGTTCGCAGCGGTCTTGACGTCTTCTACGAGCTTGTTCATTTCCGCATCGATGTACGAAATGAATGCATTAGGACCAGATTTTGCGGAAGCAATCGCCGGACCAGTGATTGCAAATCTACCATACAGGAATTTGGCATCAACTTCTAGACGCTCAAAGTCTTGCTGACCTGCAGTTGGGAGTGTACCGTCATCTGCTACGAACGCGACACCACTGTTACGGGCAACGTGTACTGGGATAACTACTCTGCGGCCGCTCCAATCGACCGATGCTTTTTCGAATAATTCATAAACCAGAATTTCCTGGTTTAGCTGTTCAGCCAAAGGTCCAAGATAAAACTCTTTAAGGATGGCTGTGAGGGATGAAATACTTGCGGACATTTTTTTGTTCTCCTAAAATTTTTCCGAGGTCTTATTGATGACCCATTTGCTCTTTCCAAAACGCTAGTGCACCTGCACGAGCATCTTTCATGTTGCGCGGTTTTGCTTGTTTTGAAGGTCCTGAGGCACCGGTTGCAGAAGGTCTACGTGGAGCAGATGCTCGTTGGCGTTCATGATAATCTGCAATTGCTGATTCTTGGATTTCGGCAACCCATTGGTCATAAGTAGCAGCTACTTGGTTTAGATTCGCATTAGGATTCTGCACCACTGCTTGCAATAAAACAGATTCTGGAACACTAGGGTAGTTAGCTTTGACACTGCGTAGTTCTGCTTCTAAATCAGCTTGCGCTTGTCGTTCTTCAAAGGTTCGGAGTCTCTGTTCCAAGGATTCGTAACGTGAATCGCCGGGTGAGTCATCATCATCGATGTTGACATCAAACAAGGAATCTAAAGGGTCAACCTCTTCCTCTGCTTCTACTTTGGTTCTAGGGCCTTTGGTATCAAGCTGGGCTTTTAGTTCTTCTAATTGGCGTTGTAGCTCGCTATTTTTTGACTTCAAACTATTTTTAGTCTCAATAACTGACTTAAACCTTTTGTAGGGAACTGCATGCCCATCATCGGAGTTAGCATTATCAGGGGTGGACGAAGCCTGCTCTTCTGCTTTTACGTCCGTTTCTGCCACCTCTTGGTTTTCTGCCGCGCGAGCTTCAACCTTTGGTTCCGATTGCGTGTCTTCAGACGGTGCAACTTCATTGCTAATGTCTTCCGACGAAAGACGCTCTGACAATTGAGCCATGGCGTCTGGATTGAGAAACTTACTCATGTTACCTCTTTTACGTCTCTAGGACGAACTGCGCCCATTTGCAAGTGCTAGGCTGGCGACGCCTCTATTCTTATACTGGAAAGGTCTTACTCAAAAGGTACCTTCACATAAGATTCTTCTTCAGTAATATAGCCAAAATATCCTTCTGCTTGTAGTTGCTGAATATTTTTTCCTGTTTTTCTTTCTAAAACCATTGCTTCTGATAAATTAGTTGGTGGCTCAATTTTCTTCATTGTAGTTTCTATCACCGCTTGGTCAACACCTTGCAGTGCTAATGCAACTGCAAAAATTAAATCATCATGTGTACCAGGAGAATGGTCAGGTCTGCCTTTATCGTTATAAACAAATGTGTTCATTTGAAATCTAAGCCGTTCATCTGATGGCTCTAATTTACCTGAATTAATTGCTGATTGAATACTAGATAATAAAATGGGGCGTGAAGTTGCGCTGGTAGCAAAGCCTAATTTACTCGTCCAATTTTTGCTAACATTATCATATTTTTCTTGTGTGTAGATGTAGCTATATTCTTTATTGCGTAGATATTCAATTACCGCTAAACCATATGAGTTTGATTCAATTACTGCAACACAATTCCATTTATTACATTCTTCTAAAACTCTCTTGGCAAATTGTAGTGGTGTAATTCTTTCTACATAAGTTGCAACTATCTTACGAATACCACCGGTAATTTCTATCACTGCAAATGCACTGTAATCGCCTTTTGCAGAACCACTAGCAGTATCAGCTCCTAGCACATAAGAGCAATATTTTTTTGGTTGTTCATATTGTTTATAACCTTCGCTAAAAGTTGCATGCTCATAAACTTTATCAAAAAATCTATCACCTGAAGAGATAAAACATGTGAGTGGGTCAATTGCATATTCTTGTAAGAATGTAGGCCACGAATTAGCGCACCGAACTTTTAATGTTTCTGCTGCCCAATTGAGTTGCTCATCTGAAAGTTCCCATTCTGCAGCATAGTCTAATAACTGAGCTGGAATATTGTTGGGCCTATCTGCAATTTTATAGTCTGGTTCCAATGTCCAATCAATAAATGTTTTACCAAAACCTGACTCTTCATCTTGCCAAATTTGATGGAAGCCATTGAGACCATTGGCAGTTGTTTCAATAATAATATGAGAGTTACCAGTTGCCGTCTGAAACAAACCTGCAATCGCTCGTGTGGTATCTCTCCAAAACGCCATTTCAGATGCATGAATATTATTGTAAGTTGCACCACGATAGTTTTGAGAAGTAGCCGAGGCAATACGAATCGTACCACCATGAAAGAAAACTATTTCATTAGCTGAAGATGATTTGGTAGAAAACCGTAAAAATTGTGGTAGCTTCTCATAAAAAGTCTTATAGATACGATAAATGTTTTTTACCGCTTCATGTGTATGTGCTACTACCAATGAACGTTCATTAGCGTTGAATAAACTTTTCCAGAATAAAATTGCAGCAATAATCGTAGAACTGCCCATCTGTCGAGCTTTCAATACACATTGCCATGGATTTTCTTGAATATTGTCCCAAATAACTTTCTGTGCTGCTTTTAGTTTCAGCGGTAATACTTTACCATCACGGTCAATAATTTTGAGATAATTTTCTGCAAAATAAACAAAGTCTTGTTGGCAGCGCTGTATTTCTTCTGCAAATAATATTTTTCTGTCTGGAACAACTGTCATAGATGGAGCCTCAGTCTATTACTAGGCTAAACTGAAACTAAGGTAAATGTGCTTATTTTAAAGCTCAATATATTCTTGCAATATTTTAGATTTTTTCATTTTTCGCAAAATTACTTTCTCAAGTTGACAAATTCTCATTTTCGATAATCCAAGTTTAGTTGCAATTTCTTGTTGAGATGCGCCTCTCATGGACTTTTTAATCTTATGGTTTAAATTATTATCGCTCATTTAATAATGTTCCTATTAATTATAAAGCTATTATAACCATTAGAAGATAATTGATTATCTAATTACTCGTTGATTGCTTCAGCTACTTCTTTTTTTTCCATACATTTTTGATATGCTTCTTCCATTGACATACCATTTGCCATATATCGTTTGAGTTTTTCTAGCTTATCTTTCTTT